TCGCCTTTGCACAGTCCTGCCTTGAGACCGGCAATTTTACCTTTTCCGGCTCTGCGGTCACGCTTTCACAGAGCAATTTCTGCGGCATGGGCGTGACTTCCAATGGTATGAAGGGAAATTCCTTTGGCACGCCGCAGCTCGGCATCCGGGCGCAGGTGCAGCACTTGAAAGCCTATGCTTCCACGGACGCACTCAAGAACACCTGCATTGACCCGCGGTTCAAATATGTCACAAGGGGCTGTGCGGAATATGTGGAGTGGCTTGGGCAGAAAGAGAACCCGGACGGGAAAGGATGGGCGACAGGCGCCGGCTATGGGGAGAAAATCCTCACGATCCTGAAAGGCATCCTCGGCACGGCGGGAGGGGCATCTGCCTTCGCTCCTGCAGAAACGGAAGTCTGGTACCGCGTCCGGAAGACCTGGGCAGATGCATCCTCACAGAAAGGGGCATTTAAAGTATTAGAGAACGCAAAGAAATGTGCGGATGAGAACCCTGACTATTCCGTTTTTGATGAATCCGGGAAAGCGGTGTACACCAAGGCGGCAGTGTTCCAGCCGTATCTGGTGCGGGTATCCATCCCCGACCTTAACATCCGGAAAGGCCCTGGCACTGACCATGCAAAGAACGGGAAATATACGGGAGCCGGCACTTTCACGATTGTGGAGGAGGCAGACGGCAAAGGCGCATCCAAGTGGGGATTGCTGAAATCCTATCAGGAAAAGAGAAACGGATGGATTTCGCTGGATTATGCGAAAAGAGTGTAACTGAGTATCGGAGGACAGAAAAACAAGCCCGTGGCATTTGAAACGATGCTGCGGGCTTGTTTTGCGTTCTGCGGTTTTAATCTGTTTTCTTTGGTGCGGCTGACAGGTGCAGTGGCTTTGCCATCAGCTCCACGCAGTCCGAAAAGCCGAGCAGATAGGCAAGAGCGCCGTACCGTGCGCCGAGTGCGTTCTGTTCGCAGGAGTGCAGGTCAATCAGTGACCGTGCTTCCTGCGGCAGCTCCATGGCCTCCAGCCTGTCTAAATATTCCCCTGACTTCCGGGCAATTTCCTGGTATTCCTCATCCTTTTCCAAAATGCGGTCCAGTATGCCGTTTACCCGCATATCCATCAGCAGGTACAGTACAGAATCCTTATCCATAGCAGAATCCCTCCTTTCCTCGGTGATGCATATTAACTCTGAATCCGCAGGTTATCAACTTAAAAGTGGATGGAGAATAGTGACAAGCCGGTATTTCATAAAATGATATGGACGGCTTTCTGTATTTTTTCAAAAAACACCCCATCAAAAAGCCCTCCAAATCTCCGTATAGTGAGGAGGTGCTTTCCATGACGGAGGAACAGAAAAAACAGATCATACGCCTTCGGAAAGAGGGCTTCGGATATACGGCGGTCGCAAACAAAGTCGGGATTTCAAAAGATACGGTCAAGAGCTTCTGCAGGAGGAACGGGCTGGCGGGGGAAATGGCGGCGGTTCAGGAGACGGATGTTCCGGGATGCCGGGAATGCGGAAAGCCCCTGCAGCAGACGGAAGGGATGAAGCCCCGCGTGTTCTGCTGTGACGAATGCAGGATAAAGTGGTGGCATGAGCATCCGGATAAAATAAAACAGCGGGCGGTCTATTCCTTTACCTGCGCAGGCTGTGGGAAATCGTTCACTGCTTATGGTAATTCCAAACGGAAATACTGCTCCCACGAATGCTATGTCAGAAGCCGTTTCAAAGGCGGTGATGGAGGTGAGTAAGGAACAGTTCAGGGCCGAGCGGCTCTATCTTATGTCCCTTTCCGTGGCGAAATCCATGCTGAAAAAGGGTGTCATTTCAGAGGATGAATATTCGGAAATTGATACAATCCTGCTTAAAAAATACCGGCCAACTTTGGGTACATTACTGGCCGGAAAACCCTTGATATAATTGCGGTTTAGAGTGATGTATAGTAGCGGAAAGGAGTTGATTTCATGCGGAAAATCAGCAAGATAGAGCCAAAGCTGCCGGTTATCCAGGCACGGAAGAAGGTCGCCGCCTATGCCCGTGTTTCCAGGGACACCGAGCGGCTGATGCATTCCGTTTCCGCACAGGTGAGCTATTACAGCGCTCTGATTCAGAAAAACCCCGAATGGGAATATGCAGGGGTATATGCGGACATGGGTATATCCGGCACGGACACATCCAAGCGCGGTGAATTCTTAAGGATGCTGGCAGACTGTGAGGAAGGGAAAATTGACATCATCCTCACAAAATCCATCAGCCGTTTCGCAAGGAACACGGTTGACCTGCTGGAGACGGTGAGGCATTTAAAGGACCTCGGTATTGAGGTGCGGTTTGAAAAAGAGCATATCCATTCGCTCTCGGAAGACGGCGAGCTGATGCTAACCCTCCTCGCATCTTTTGCACAGGAGGAGAGCCGGAGCATTTCGGAAAACGTGAAATGGGGAGTCAGGAAGCGTTTCCAGTCCGGGGAAATCGGGGCGGCGAACAAACACATCCTCGGCTACCGGTACGATGATGGATTAAGGAGATATGTCATTATCCCCGAAGAGGCGGAAGCAGTCCGCTGGATGTTCCAGATGTACATTGACGGGGTTCCCCTGCGGGGGATTGCGGGGAGCATGAACAGTGCAGGCATCCGCACCACGCTTGGGAATGACTTTCAGGAAGCATCGGTGCGGCAGCTTATCTTCAACGAGGTCTATGCCGGGGATATCCGGCGGCAGAAATGCTACATGGCAGACCCGATCACAAAAACGAAGGTGAAAAACTGCGGGGAGCTGCCGCAGTATTACATGGCAGACTGCCATGAAGCTATCATTGACCATGAGACTTATGCAAAGGTCCAGGCGGAGATGGAACGGCGGGCAGGGCTTGTCAATCCTACCTACCCTTTTACGGGAAAGATAAAATGCGGCATATGCGGCCAGAGCTTTACCCGTAGGAAAGGGACCACCAAAGGGAAAGAATATGTCAGCTGGTTCTGCAGGGCGAAAAAGGAAGCTGGGATGACCTGCACAAGCCGCAATTATTCAGAGCAGAACCTCATGGAGATATGCGCAAAGCTGATGGGGACGGACAGTTTTGACGGGACGGCTTTTGAAAGCTCAGTCAGGCTCATTTCGGCACTGCCGGACGGCAGCCTTGAGGTACAGTTTTTTGACGGGCAGATAAAGCGGTGGGAGATGTCTCTGAAGCCCGCGAAAGTGCCTGACAAGCCGGTGAAGAAAAGACCTGCGCATCTCTTTGATGGGAAGATATTCTGTGGGCAGTGCGGCAGACGGTACGGCAGGGCAGTCAGTGAAAGCAAAGACAGGCACCTTTACTGGTACTGCAGGGCAAAAAGCCATCATGGGGTAACCTGCGACAGCGTGAATTATCCGGATTCGGAGATGAAGGAAATCTTCTGCATGGTCATGGGGCTGGAAGCATTCGATGAAGGCTTTTTCACGGAAACCGTGGAGCGGATGGTGGTGCAGAAGACAGGGAGCATTGATTTCCATCTGAAGGACGGCACGGTTAAGACTTACGAAACATTGAAACTCCGGAGTAACAGGCATGAGAACACATCAACGGATGAATTTACCGGAAAAATCAGATGCGCCTCCTGCGGCAGCCTTTACCACAGATACTGCTGCTATGGAAAATACACATACTGGCGGTGCAGCGGCAAGTCAAAGGTCAGGACGGAATGCGGCGGCCGGGATTTTCAGGATTCGGACATCCGTAAGGTTTCCGCCTACATGATGGGCATGGAGGAATTTGACGCGGAAGCGTTCAATGGAACGGTAGATTATATCACGGCGTTTCCGGACAGCAGCCTGGAAATCCACTTTTATGACGGGAGGGCAGAGCGATGGCAAAGGTGATCACGATACCTGCTACACGGAGCAGATATACAGCGGCTCCAATCAACAGCAGGGATAAGAGGAAGGCTGCAGGCTATGCCCGCGTCAGCACCGACCATGAGGAGCAGCAGACCAGCTACGAGGCGCAGGTGGATTATTACACAAACTACATAAAGGGGCGCGAGGATTGGGAGTTTGTTTCTGTATATACGGACGAAGGGATCAGTGCGACTTCCACGACAAAGCGCGACGGTTTTAACAAAATGGTGGCGGATGCCCTGGACGGCCGCATTGACCTCATCATCACGAAGTCGGTGAGCCGTTTCGCAAGGAACACGGTGGACAGCCTGACCACTATCCGTAAATTGAAAGAACACAAAGTGGAGTGTTATTTTGAAAAGGAAAATATCTGGACATTTGACAGCAAGGGCGAGCTGCTCCTGACCATCATGTCCTCGCTGGCGCAGGAAGAGAGCCGCTCCATTTCGGAGAACGTTACATGGGGGCAGAGGAAGCGGTTTGCAGACGGCAAGGTCACGGTACCGTTCAAGCGGTTCCTTGGCTATGACCGGGGCGAGGACGGGAACCTCGTCATTAACGAAGAACAGGCGGCAGTCGTCAGGAGGATTTACGGGATGTTCCTGCAGGGGCGGTCCCCGTTCGCAATCGCAAAGGTGCTGACAGAGGAAGGCATCCCGACTCCGGGCGGCAAGACAAACTGGTCGGGAAGCACGGTCAGGAGCATCCTCACGAACGAAAAATACAAAGGGGACGCGCTCCTGCAGAAAGTGTACACGGTGGATTTCCTCTCCAAAAAGAAAAAAGTCAATGAGGGCGAGGTCCCGCAGTATTATGTGGAGAATAACCATGATGCCATCATAGACCCTGCCGTGTTCGAGGCGGTGCAGAAGCAGATGGCTGTCCGGCAGACGGGGACGAACCGCCAGAGCAGCACAGGTCTCTTCTCCAGCAAAATAAAATGCGGCGACTGCGGGAGCTGGTACGGCTCGAAGGTATGGCATTCCAACGATAAATACCGCCGGGTAATCTGGCAGTGCAACCACAAATTTGACGGCGGCGAGAAGTGCAGCACACCACATTTGGATGAGGAAACCATTAAGGGACTTTTCATAAAAGCGGTGAATATCCTGACCACAGAAAAGGATGAGATTGCCGCAAACTTCCAGGCCATCAAAGGGCAGCTTTTCAGTACGGCGGAACTGGAAGCCGAGCAGTCACGGCT